GTGCGAGCTGGCAGAAGAGCACACCGTGCGCGGGGGCGCCTTGAGCGTGTGGCTGGCGGAGTTTGTGAAGCATGAGTGACGAACGCCCCAAGGAGGCACGAATGGACGAGGAAAAACGAACCGAAATGGACGCGGGCCAGCTCACTGAGAGCGAGACGGTGGTGGTCTTTGGCGATACCGTCAAGGCTCTGGGCGACGGGCGCGTGGGCGGGTATCTCGTGCGGTTCACCTCGCCCGACGAGCCCGACCTGGAGGCTGAGTACTTTGACGCCAAGACCAACTTTGGCCCGCACAAGAGCACGCCCGTGCTGTACCATCATGGCGCTGATAGGCGCATGGGCAAGCGCATCCTAGACGACGACGCGGCGCTGCGACAAGACGATGTGGGAGTATGGATCGAGGCACAGCTAGAGCTGCGCGACGCCTATGAGCGATTCATCTATGAGCAGGCCGTCGCAGGCAAGATGGGTTGGTCAAGCGGCACCGCTGCCCACCTGGTCGAGAAGGAAAAGACAAAGGGCAAGGTCACCCGAATCGCCGCCTGGCCGTTGGGCCTGGATGCGTCAATCACGCCCACACCGGCGGAGCCGCGCAACGCGGTAACGCCTTTGAAATCGTTGTCCCTGGCCGAGCTGGATCTGCCAGCCGAGGAACCGCCAGAGGTGGCCGAGAAGGCCACGGTGGTCAAGGCAGAAGTGAAAGCGGAGCCGCCACATACACAGGAGAATCATGAAATGAGTGAGAATACGGAACGGGTCGCGGAGGCCCAGGCACCCCAGCCTGAGACGCCCAACTTTGAGGCGATGATCCAGGCTGCGCTCACCAAGGTTCTGGGCGACATGCCTGCCATGCAGAAGGCGTTTCACGCCATGCCGGAGGGCAAGGACCGCCCCGAGGAAAAGAGCTTTGGCGACTTTTGCATTGCCATCCAGCGCGGTGACACGAAGCGCATCAACGAGGTGTATGGCACCTACAAGGCGCAGTCGGAGATCACCGGCGAGGCTGGCGGCTACCTGGTCCCAGCCGAGTACAGCAACCAGATTTTGCAACTCGCCACTGAGCGGTCGGTTGTGCGCCCTCGGGCCACAGTCATCCCCGCCTCCAGCCGCGAGTTCAACTATCCGGTGCTGGACTATACCAACAGCGACGCGGGTTCGCCCGCTGCGCTTGGTGGCGTAGCGGCTACCTGGACGGAAGAGGCCGGTGCCAAGACGGAGACCGAGGCCAAGTTCAAGACCGTCAAGCTGGTGTACCACGAGCTGTCGGGCTACACGATGGCCTCCAACATGCTGCGAGCCGACGCTGGCGCGACGCTGGAAGCGCTGCTGCGCAACCTGTTCGCCGACGCTATTGCCTGGTACGAGGACTATGCGTTCTTGCGCGGTGACGGCGCGGCCAAGCCGCTAGGCATTTTCAACTCGCCGGCGCTGTTGACGCCTATCGCCACGGGCGACGACTTCAACCTCGACGACGCGGGCGCGATGTTGGAAGTGTTCATGACGCGGCCCGACTCCACTGGGCGACAGGGCGGCGTCTGGCTCATGCACCCGCAGGTTATGAGCGATCTCGTGGAGCTGGCGGATACGGCTGGCGGCAACGTCATCTGGATTCCCAACGCCCGCGAGAACCTGCCCATGACGCTGTTCGGCAAGCCAGTGCTGTTCTCGGAGAAGATCCCCGCCGGCGCGGGCTCCGGCTCTAGCCCGACGCGCGTGCTGCTGGCCGACCTTTCCTACTACCTGATTTACAGCCGCCAGCAAATCCAGATCGACTTTAGCGAGCACTATCGCTTCATCAACAACCAAGGCACGTGGCGGTTCGTGTCGCTGGTGGACGGGCAGCCGTGGCTACAGTCTGCGCCGTACCTGGCCGACGGGTCCACGCAGATGTCGCCGTTTGTCGCCGCCAAGCACACGTAGAGTGAATCAGGCATAGGAGGATAACACGATGCCTTACAACGTTGAAGCTACGGAACGGATCAAGTTCATCGACACGGTGTTCACGAGCGCGAGCATCGCGGCCACCAGCTCTAAGCAGACCGGCACCATCGACATGGGCAACTTCCGCCGACTGGTGGTGCTGGCGTCTGTGATCGGGACGGCGGCCACCAACACTGGCCTGCACGCGACGATCAAGATTCTGGACTCGACCGCGAAGGGCACGGTGACCAAGACGGCCATCGTGACCAACACGGTGATGTGCCAGACGGCGGGCTTTGCGCGGCACAAGCTCTTGGAGATTCGCTCTGAGAACGTCGGGAAGAACTGCTCGGTTGGCACGACTCGCGGGCGCTATGTGCGAGTACGCGCTATCGCGGGCAAGCGCGCGGCGCAGTTCGTGATCACGGCCATCGGCGTCGATCCACGGTTTGGGCCACAGTCTAACACTGTGACCACGACCGCGACCTAAGACTAGCGGAGTGGGGAGCCTGTCTGTATGGCGGGCTCCCCATCAGGAGGTACGAGGATGGCACTTACTGACTATCGCAGCGTCCACGAGGCCACAAACGAGCTGTACCCAGTGACCTACACCGCGACCATCGTGGCAGGGGGCACTCGCAGCGACGTAGTGACGCTGGACGGGCGCTGCCCGATTCGCTTGCTGGTGCCGTCGGGCTGGCGCAGTACGGCGGCGGCTGTGCGCGTGCTCGTTTCCGAGGACGGCACGACTTACCGGCGGCTGTACGACCGCTATGGCACCGCCTACAGCATCACGATGGCGTCCAGCCGAGCGGTACAGGTGGAGCCGACGGACTTTGCGGGCGTGAACTATATCCGCCTGAGCAGCTGCACGGCGGCTGGTACGGCGGTGACGCAGGGCACCGTTTCGCCCGTTGGCATCGTGGCAAGGCTCGTATAGGAGGCGTCTATGGCGCGCTATGCGAGCCTGGCCGAGTTCAAAATCTATCGTGGCATTGCGACCACGGAGACTAGCGACGACACACTGCTCACCAGCCTGATCAATCGGGCTGAGGAGCAGATCGACAGCTATTGTCACCGCGTGTTCGTGGCGCCCACGACGGCGGCGACCCACTACTTTGACGCGGTACGCGACATCAGCGCCGACCGCAAGACGCTCTACCTGGACGACGACCTGGCGACCATCGTCTGCGTCACCAACAACAACGAGAGCGGCACAGCGTTGGCATCTACCCACTACACCACCGAGCCGCGCAACGACACGCCCTACCATGCGATCCGCCTAACGGGGCGGGCCGACAGCCTATGGACCTGGAGCGAGGCGCCCGAGGACGCCATCGAGGTCAACGGGCGGTGGGGCTATGCCACCACGGTACCTGCCGACATCGCGCACGCGACGATCCGGCTGGCGGGCTACCTGTACAGCCAAAAGGACAGCAGCGTGTACGACGTGACGGCGATGCCAGACGCGGGCGTGATCACGGTTCCGCAAGGGCTACCCAGAGACGTGCGAGAGATACTCGATCCTTACAGGAGGTTACGCTGAGAATGGCCGAGGGGGGGAAGCTGATTCCGATTGCGCAGGGGGAGACCGCGCAGGAAGCGATTGTTGAGCGGCGCCTGTTACGAGAGCCGCAAGGCCCGTTCACGCTGGCACCCAACGATCCCAACATCAAGGTGATCATCGGGATACCGATGGAGCGCACGATCCACCAGAAGGCTTTTTTCGGGTTCTCTGAGATTCTGGTACAGGGCTGGCCGCTGGCCAGGCTGGAGTACACGCGAAACGACATTGCCCGGCACAAGTTCGCCGAGTTCTTGCTAGAGACGGAGTACACGCACCTGCTGATGCTGGATAGCGACCACATCCACCCAGCGACGGTGGTGCAGAGACTGGCGCGCTGGTTCGCAGCGTACCCAGACGTAGTGCGCGTGATTGGCGGCCTGAACTTCCGCCGGGGCGAGCCGTTTGACCCGTGCGCGTTCGTGGACCCCGGCGACGGCTCGTACCGCCGCATGGCCGAGTGGGGCCAGGGCGCTATCGAGGTCGAGGCGCTGGGCACTGGCAGCATCATGATCGAGCGGACAGTTT